CCGCGCGGGCAGCGGTTCGCCCGGCACCACCAGCGGGAAGCGCTCGGCATAATCGGCGTTGCCGGTGGCGTATACTCCAGTCGCGGAGTGGAAGTTGCCGGCCTCGAAGTTGATTCTCGCCGTGCACGCCCCGCCAAATCCGCCGTACAGCTGCCCGCTGGCCTGCCCGCCCGATGGCGGGGTAGCAAACGGCACGAACGGGGCGCCCGACGAGCATACCAGCAGGCTCGTGCTCTTCGAAATCAGCGTGTCTCCGGTCATCGCGCACGCGACGGCTCCCGAGTTGGCGCCGTCGACCTGTAGGGTGTGCCCGGCATCTGCCTCCGCACCCAGCGAGAACCCCCCATCCTCGCCAAGCCCGACACGCAGGCTCGCGACGGCCGCAGAGTGGTCCCCCTGCACGCCGACGGACTGTGATGCGAGCGCCGCCGACTGACTCCCGGTGATGCCGGCATCCTTGGCGGCGACGGTCGCCGAGTTCTCGCCGACCCAGGTAAGGCCGCCGTCTGACGCGATGCACGCCGAGTCGGCGGCGATGGCCTGCGAGTCGGTGCACGCGACGAGTACGCGCGTCCTCGGCGTCGTCGCAACGCCAGTGTCCGTAGCGTGCGAGAGCGCACCGGCCGCTATGGTCAGCGCCTGGGCCAGCTGCGTGTTGTCGGTGTCGTCGCAGGTGTCGCCCACGAGTTGAAGGACGGCCTCGAGCTCCTCGGTGATGGCGTTGTGCCACTGGGCTGAGGTCGGCGTCGTCGGCTCTTGCGGGATGCCGTCGGGGTCGCAGCTCCAGTATTGGTCGCCCGACAGGCTCGACGGGCCCGTTGTGGCGACCTGCGGCACGCTGGCTGCCAGCGCCTCCGCGCGGGTGACGGCGTTGCTGAATCCAGAAGCGGTGCGCATGATGGCCTCCTATGCGGTCCAGGCAAACGAAACGACTGTGTGGGCCGGGCAATACTTTCGGACGATGGCCTCGATGGCGGCGCGCGTCGCGGCTGGCACTGCGGCATCACCTACCACGGTCCAGTGCCAGTGCGCCGAGAGCCCGTACAGAGGCCGGCACGGCGGGTCGGCGCACGTCCACGGCGTGTAGGTATCGATGCCGACGTCGACGCCCCACCCGGCCATGATGATCCCGATGAAATAGGCCTCAGAGTTGCCGCCCGTCGCCGTCAGATGCCCGATCAACTGCGTCCGCCGCTGCGAGATGGAGAGCCCCGTGCCGTCGAGACCGCATTCCGATTCCCACGCCGCGATGGTCTGCACCGGGAAGGTCCACGTGGTGCCCGACTTCACGCGGTAGCGGCGCGACCCTGGCAGCATCTCGCCCACCCAGTCGAGGGCGCGGTTGCGCGCGTCGCGGAAGGCCTCGGCGATGGCGAGCAGGAAGAGGCCGCCGCGGCTGTTGAGGGCAAGCGATGCCCACGCGCCGCGGGGCAACTGCCGCTCGAATAGGTTGGCGGTCTCCTGCGTCGTCTTGTCCTGTAGGGGCTGCGGAGTCGTCACAGGTCGCCTCCCCAGGTGATGATCCCGACCGTCGGCACGTCGGGGAACGCCACGACGATATCCGAGAGCCCGGTGCCGTCTCCGTTGAGCGAGGGCATCACGAAGTACGCCAGCCCTTCGGCACTGCTGATGGCCTCGCGTATGTCAGAATTGCGGACGGTTGTTCCCGGAGTCGTGTTGCCCGCCTCGCGTTCGTAAAGCGACTCCAGGGCGTCTTCGATGGCCTGGCGGACGGCGGCGGCGGATGCCCCGGTCTCCAGGTAGCCGTCGATGGAGGCGATCACGTCGTAGGCCGTCACGCCGATGCCGTAGACGGTGGCGGTGACGCAGATCAGGTCTTGCACGGCGTTCTCCACGTCGGTCGCCTTGTGCGTGGGGTCGACGTAGATCGTCACGTCGCCGGGTCCGGGAACCGTGCCGCGTACGTAGGCGGCGTCCACCCCGTCCACGTCCATCGCCCAACCGCGGATGTCGGCCTCGGTGCCGGCGTGCGGGATGTTCGCCTTGCGCTCCAGCACGCGCTCGCGCCAGTCCTCGACGGTTTCGAGGTCGGTGCCGGCGACGGCGGAGGCCACGACAGTAGCGTCGGTGATGCCGGCGATGGGCACGACGAGCGTCAGGACCGCCCCCGCACCGACGGACACGTCGACGCCCGTCGTCTGCGCCGTGGCGGTGCCCGTCGCCGTGGCGGGGTACCATCCGCCGGGGTCGAGCACGCCGGGAGCGTCGACCACATAAATGGTCCCGTCGGCTGCCACGAGTTGCGCAGCCGCCGGGATGTCGTTGCCGCCTGCCGTCCAGGTCGCCGTGAAGGTGGCAACGCACGCCGTCGGCTGATTGCGCGGCACCGCGTATTCTGCCGCGTGGATCGCCAGGTAGGCCTCGGAGGCCGTCGAGACGAAGCCCTCTTTCGCCAGCAGCGCGAGCATCGTCTGGAGGATGTAGACCGCCCCGCCGACGATGGCGCCGACGACCCACCAGACGCTACCGCGGATGAACGGGTCCTCGCCGGGGAAGCGCGATTGAAGGTCGCCGCGCACCTGTTCGACGCACTCGGCGAGGGTCATGATCTCGAAGCCGTTGACGGTGCGCGGCATATCAGCCTCCGAACGCGGCCCACAGGTCGGGCCAGCGAATGAGTTGCGCGGTTCCGTCGGGGCGCGTCACCTCGACGGCCAGATCAACGCGGTTGTCGGAGCGCGTCGCCGTGGCGGTTACGGCGGACGCCAGAGAGTCGGTGATGAGCGACGCAAGTGCTACCTGCGCCGACTGCTCTATGGCCGCCAAGGTCTCGGACGTCAGCGGCCACGCACGGTACGCCCACAGCGTCGAACCGAGGGTGCCGCGCTCGTCAACGGCGTCCGCCCACCAGCCGCGCCGGTCGGAGTCTGGCTCGACCTGCGACGGGTCGGCCAGCGCATCGGTGAAGAGTAGCACCTCGACCACCTCTTGCAGTAGCGGCCGGTCGCGGTCGTCGCCCATCAGCCCGATGTCGCGCAGGAGATCCATCTATTCCCCCGTTACTTTCGTCGCCGCGGCATTCGGCGCGGGCGTCGATACATCTACCGGCCCCGTTAGGCCGCCACCGAGCGTGCCTCCCGTGTGTTTGTGATTCGACAGCCATGAAGAAAATGCGGTTGTCCACAGGGCTAAGGCGGTCGTCGCCGCGGAACTCCCGAGGCGGATGTCGGTGTGCGTCAGCGTGGCGCTTGTCCCGCTGATGGTCAGCGAGTGCCCGTAAGCATCCCACAGCGCCACGTCGCCCTGGCCAAGCGAGGTCGGACGGTAGCGCGCGTCAGCCGCCGTCAGCACGACGCGATGGTCAGAAAGCCCGCCGACCTGGAATACCACGGCCTCCGCACCCGGAAGCGGTCGCCCGGTGAGGCCGAAGGCGTCGAGGTGTTCAAGGAACGGTGTCACCTGGCCGTCGGCGGTGAGCACCTGCACCCGGCGTGTCCCATGCTGCTCGTCGACGGCCTTCACGATGCCGCGCTGCACGAGGCCCCCGACGCGGCGCTGTAGGCTCCGCAGGTCGATCATCTCGCCACCGCCTCGACTTCGGCCCACAGGTCGATGCCAGCCTGTGCCTTAGCGCGCTTGGGCGACTTCTTCGCCCTCCGCGCCTCGCCCTCGTCGGGGCTCTCCGGCAGGTATCCAGCCAGAGGCGCCAGTGACAGGTTGCAGCGCGTCCCATCGGCGCCGTAGGTGTACTCCGCGTCCACGAGCAGCAGGTCGGCGTCCACGCCCTGATAGGTATCGGCGACGTGGACAAGCATCCCCGGCATCCACAGGTCGCCCTCCGGCTCGATGCGCCACGACCCGACCTGGCACGTATAGAGCGTCGCACGCCCCGCCCTCGTCGCGGCCTCCCAGCGGGCGCGGTCGAGCGCCGTCTCCGGCGTCGCGGCGCCCTCCATCATCACGCGGCGCAGTCGGTAGCGCGTGAGCGTGCCATCGGTGGCTGCGGCCTTGATGCTGGCCAGCGTGTCGCGGTAGTAGTCCACGTCGCGGCCGTCGGCCTGCCCCATGACCTCGTAGTTGGTGAACAGACCGGCGGCGCCGCAACGGAGCGTCGCCGACTCGATGTTCCCCGGCATCGTCAGGAATGCCACGGGTTGCGCGCCGATGTCGTCGATCCGGCGGATGACGAGTTGCCCGTCGCCGTCGTCGCAGAGCAGGCAGCGGCGCAATCGGGCGGCGCGCTCCAAGGTCTCGTGAACGGTCTCGTCGGGCTCCGGCTTCCACGAGACCAATGGGTCGCCGCTCGCGCCCGCCGGGCCCTCTCTGACGGTCACGCCGTAGGGCGCCGCCAGGGCGCGCGCGAGTTCGTAGAGCGTCAGCCCGGAGTAGGTCGACGGGATGTCGACGGAGCAGTCGATGAGGTCCGCGGTCTTCGAGCGCCCCGTGATGCTGGTCTCGTGCGAGTCGCGGGCAGTGCCGATCTCGGCGTCGTCGACGTACCCCGTGACCACGGGCAGCGTCCGCGAGCCGTCGTCCACCGCCAGCATGCACGCCGAACCGGGGCGGATGCGCAGGGGCGGTCCGAGGTTCGAGGCGCGCTCAGCGACGGTCAGAGAGAACGCGGCGGAGGCCTCCTCCAGCGAGCGGCGGACGCCCGCCTGCGTCCACTCGCTGTACTCCACGTCGTCGACCGTTAGGATGATGCGGTCGGCCATCAGGCAGCCCCCAGGATGAGCAGGTCGCCCGTCACCCAGCCGCAGTCGATGATGCCGTTGCGCAAGGCGATCTCTTCGGCGCGGGTGCCGTTGGCGTGCCACCGCTGCGCGAGTTCGAGGATGCTGGCCGGGCTCGACTGCACGACGGTCCGCAGGCGCGGCAGGCGCGTCGACTGCGCGGCCATGAAGGCGGCAAGGGCGATGCGGAGGTCGACGAGCGCCTGGAACTCGTCGCCGTCGGCGTAGGCCTCCTCAGCGGCAAGGCGTTCGACGAGTATGGCGGATTCTGCCGCGGCCTCGTCGTAGCTCTCCCACGGGGTCGCCTGCACCGTCTCGCCCCACGCGGACAGCGCCATGCGCATCAGCGCGCGGGCATTCGCCGTCGTGTTCTCGGCGACGGCGGTATCGGCGGGCGCGGTCCCTTCCGTCGCGTCGGGCAGACCTGCGCTCGGGGTCAGCGCGCGGTAGACCTTCAGGTGCTGGATCTGGCGGATCACTTCGCCATACCGCGCGGCGAGCACATCGGGCGTGTTCACGAGGGTTGCGACCTCGGCTTCCAGGTCGCGCAATTCGGCGACGACTTCCGCGGCGTCTTCGGCGAGCTGGCCGACGGCGCCTTCCATCGTCGTGCGGATGGTCTCGATCTGCTCAGTCACGGCGGTGATGGTCGCCGCCTGCGCCCAGCCGGGCAGGTTGTCGATGGAGAAGGCGTCG